TCATTGCGATCCATCCCTTTCATCCAGGCTGACATGCAGGCCGAGCAGATTGGCAAGATAGAGTGCCTTGCCGAGCTCGGCAGTGCTCTTGCCACGCTCCAGGTCTGAGATAAAACTCACGCTGAAGCCTGTGAATTCGGCCAGATATGCCTGCGTGTATCCCATAGCTTTTCGTTTTGCACGGAGTGCTGCACCGAAAGAGCGGGCGTCTGTTACGATCATCTTCATAACCTCATTGGAATCAAACGAATCGGACAAAATGCATGTGCCTGACGGAATTTCGCCGTTCGGCGTTGTCAGCATTATTGTACCACGAATTTACGCCGATCGGCTAAATTGGTGGGTTCAGGTAATACATTCCGCCGATCGGCTCAGAATTGAGCGTCATGATGCTGGATCAGAAGCGACTGAGTCCTGCGACACCGGATGAGTTCCGCGAGTTTCTCTCAAAAAGGACGGGCAGGAACTTCCGCAGATCGAGGAATCTGCTGATGATGACACTGCAGGATATACTCGGCCGCTGACAAGTACAGGCGGGACTTACACAGATCAATCGGGGGCGTTCCAACCTGGGATTGCTGCTGTTGCAGAGGCAGAACGCTTCGGGACACTACGACGAAATAAGCGCGGGCTGCCGCGATTATATTGGGTCAATCACTATGTGTACCTATCCGCTGCAATGTCAGAATAAGCACACTTTCCGTAATTTTATAAACCAGTAGCCAATCTGGCTCAATATGACATTCTCTCATCCCTTTGTAATTCCTGGAGTTTACCAGGTCATGATCTCTGTATTTGTCCGGGAGTACAGTTCCATTGGCGAGCATGGTTACAACCGTTCGAAGCTCTTGTATATTGTAGCCTCTCTTCACTGCAAGCTTATAATCTTTCTTGAACTGTGTAGTCCTTTCGATTTCATATTTCATCAGGAATCCAGTTCCTTAAACAGTTCGTCAACACTATGAAATTTCTTTGCAGAGGGATCTTTCAACATCTGTTCTGCTTCTTCCATCGCTGCATACGTTGTGGCATTTGGCTCATCGACTTTCACCTCGAAGGGGAGGCCATGACACCTGAGCGCTTGACGATAAAAGATTCCTGTTGCGGTACTTAAATCCAGACCCATTGCCTTAAAGAGATTAGATGCCTGTTCCTTCAATTCGGGTTCAATTCGAAGAGTCATATTCCCTTTTGTTCTAGCCATAGTGACACTTCCTTTCGTTGCTTTACTTAGCTATCTATAGTATGGTCAAAATTAAGTATTTTACAAGTGCAATGCACATAGATAGCGTGCTGTAGAGGACTGAAAGTTGCCAGAATACCGCGTCCTCAACAACTTGGATCTTGGTTAAAAAGTGAAATTAATCAAGCCTTTTGTTATCTTCCGGGGTATCAAGGGAAGATATCAATGGTTTCACGCAGGAAGAAATCGACATATTCCAGAAGATTATTGAGAACTCGGCTAATCTGATTGTGGAATTTGCAAAAGACGGGGGTTTTGAAAATGCCTCAGGTTTTTAGGTGGGGTATTTTAGCGAAGTCACTTATTATTGTTAGGCCGTGGTCTCTGTATCTGTCAGGAATCCATTTCCTTAAACAGTTCGTTAACACTCTGAAATTTCCTTGTGGCATGCCGCCTGATTTTCCTCAATGGTGTGCATGCCGGGATAATATTGCAACATCTTGTGAAATGAAATCTTCTGAATGATCGCACGTCTGTCGACGGCCGCAAGAAAGGAAATCTGTCGATAGGTGAATCCAATCCATGTCGTACGCAAAGGATGCGGCTTCTTCAAAAATCAGCTGCTGTTCTGTCTGCTGTAGCTGATTCTGAGAATTATCTGCCATTGACGCACCTCTCAGAGAATATAATATCTATTAAAAACCGAGTCTACAATCATTATACTGAAAACGACTCAAACCTCATTGTCCTGATCTATATCATCCACTAATCGAAGTGTCGCTTCACCCAGTTTCTGTTCAATGTCATCTGTAAGTGCCAATAGAATACCGCTCTGAAATATTCGCGAAAATTTCAAGGCCTCTGGCGAAGGAGGAAACTGCCAGAAGTGAATAACTGACAGGAAATAATCGCATGAAAATTTCAGAGAAAACATCAAGTGATGATTTCCAAAATGACCATCTACAATTAAGTTCAGAATAGCATGAGGGGATTAAAGGTATGAGTGACGGCGCTGATAAATTCTGCGATGTATACAGGGAACTTGCAGCAGTAATCGGGGAGAGTGCAGTCATCAGGATATGGAAAAATTATGCGGGGATGTCGATCTCTTTTCCAAAAAGGCTACTCGATCGCAACTATATCAGAAAATTCATTCAAGAAAATATGGACGTCATGAAGGCCGGAGAAATGGCCGGTGAAGTTGGGCTATCAGAGCGAAGAGTCCGGCAGATCATGCATGAAATCCGTGCAAGCAAAGACGAATGACTAGTTTGTCATTGATCAGACAGATATTTTGTGCAGAGCCTTGCCACAGGGGTGGAGAGGAGAGATTATGTCGAAAAAGCCGAGAAGAAAAAATCACAGACGTGGGGTGGGCTGCCTGACTGCCGTGCTGGTACTCATTATTGTCATCTTGTTGGTGTATGTGTATGTTACGCAAACCCATAAGAAAAGGAAACTGCTGGCAACGGATGAACCGGCCAGATTGACATCAGTAGTAACACAGGCAAGCCTGGAAAAATTTGTGAAGGAAGCCAAGCTGTATACTTTGGAATATCCAAATAACGGATATGTCAAGGTATATACAGATGATAAAAAGGAGCTAAAATACAGCGTCGCCTATAAGGGATCGGTTAAGGCGGGAATCAATACAGATCAGATTCAGATCACATTGAAGGATAAAACTATTACGGTAACGCTTCCACCGGTAATGCTTGAAGAACCGACGGTGGACGTAGGATCACTGGATTACATCTTTGACAGAGATAAATATGACAACGAAGAAGGAACGGCAACAGAGGCATATCATGCCGCATTGAAAGATCTGAAGCAGCAGATCGAACAGACGGATGATATCCGGCAGATGGCAGCAGAATCTGCAGAATCCACGGAAAAAGCATTTATTGAAACATTAGTGAATCGTGTTTCTAAGGATAAGCAGTATACCGTTACTGTAGTCAGCGCAGATGAGGAGGCGTCCAATGAGGGGGGAGACTAAGATATTTACGATAACTCTTCTGATTTTAAGTCTGTACCTTACAGGTTGCGGCGGTATCAGCTTATTATCTGCTGGAGACTCCACAGAAACGGTTGTGACACAACAGGCTGCGGCATCAAATGATGATATAGATACTACTGTTGATATATCTGATATCAGGAATATCTGCGATCTGGCCACACTTAAATGCTATTATCATGATGTGGCAAAGGGAACGAAGGCTAAAGAAAAAGGACCTTTGTCTATCGGACAGATGCTATTAAGACATCCATGGCAGCGATGGAAAAGGATGTTAGAAAGAATACCAAACTGACAGGAATCGCCAGGGCGCAGGCTGAATCCATCATCAAGAATTACATTAGTGAAATCGGTGAACTGACCCGGACGGATTATAAAGTGACGTTTGCAGAGAATGCTGACAAAGCAACGACAGACTCCAGTACAGCACCTGCTGCTACAGAATAGTAACATTCAAAAGCCCCCTTCGGGGGCCTTTGTTGTATATCTATATGTTTCTGCATTACCTGGTGGAAAACGCTGAAGGTGCTGGAATGTTCTTTGCAGTCATTATAGTTACGCAGGGAGATCCAAGGGACTCACTAATTATTACTATATCTACAGACCTGGAACAAAAAAAGAGCCAAGAAACATTGAAATCTCAACATTTCTTAGCTCTCATACTTATCGAGGCGACAAGATTCGAACTTATTTGCCACGCCGAGAAAACGCCTATTTCACGCGTTTTCTGAGACTGCGTGAGTGTTTTCGTGAGTACGTTCATTGAAGAGATGACTCTGGAAATATTCAACTGTCTGCTTCCCGTACTTCTGCGTGAACTCATTGATCGGGTTAAGATAGAGCCGCCGGAGCACGGTGGAATCTTTTGACCAGCCGCCTGCGTTCTCAATGTAAGAGCGGGGAACACCTATCGCGTCCATGATCGAGGCGGCATAATGTCGAAGGTCGTGAAAGCGGCAGTTGATCCCTAAAGACCGGCACAGTTTACCGAATCTTTTTGTAACCATGTTCGGATTAAGATGGATCACATATTGATCCGGATACCCGTCACCAAGAAGCTCAATCACTTCCGAAGGATAGAAGATCGTTCGGATACTTTGCGCGGTTTTCGGCATATCTTTACAGACCCATTCGTGATCTGGAGTCTTTACCATATCACTGTGAACGTGGATCATGCTCATGTCACGGGAAATATCGCCATACTTCAGCGCGCAGCACTCGCCGCGCCGCATCGTGCCGACGGCGGCCAGCACGATACATTTCCGCAGTTCCGGATCAGCGGCATCAATCAGCCGCTTTACATCCGCCGACTCCGGTGTAGTCAGCTCCCGCAGCAGGACAGGAGGGAGCGTTACATGAAAACGTGAATCAGGGAGAAACATATCAAGCGTAGCAGACAGCAGGCCGTAGATATCTTTTACTGTGTGCGGAGACAATCCGGCGCTGACAAGACCGTTCACATAAATCTGTAACTGCTGTTTCGTGATCTTGTTCAGATGGATATCACCAATCGCAGTATAATAGCGTCTCGCTTTATTCTGATATTCAACAATTGATGCAGGAGACAGGATCTTTCTTTTTGAATCAATGTAGGAATCAATTGCCTGTGAGATCGTCATATCATCAGCAGAACCGAAACGCAAGGTATGTGATTCATATTGCCGAGCAAGCCGTTCCGCTTCTGATCGGGTAGATGCGGTGAACGAGGTGCGATCAACATGACCATCGGGGCATTTAATGTGCACCTGACAACGCCAACTGCCAGACTTTAACTTCTTTGCCTTCGACATACCATGCTCCTTTCTTTTAGCTCGAATAGCCATTCTTTACAGCCTTGTTCTTTGGCGTTTGTAACTTAGATTTCCAGTCAAATGGGAACCCCATTTCAGTTAATATGTGATCTTCTGTTAATATAGTGAGATGAGAGTTCAGTATGGCAAGGCCTCTGGTAATTTGCTTTAACAGGGTGTTGAACTGATTTTTTGATACCAGTATTTTTATTGCGATTACTACTGAGAAGAAATCTCTTTTCCCGAACAAGTATTCATGCGTGCGAGGATTCTTCGGTAAATTCATCCGCTGATGTAGTTCAGTGTCAATCAATGGTCTCTTGGTTCGAAAGCAATACAATCTGTTGCTGTGAGCGCAAAAGTTTCTTGCCTGAGATAATAGGCTCAAAATATTTGTAAGTTCATTATCTCTGATACCAAATACCTTTGCGACTTCAGCTCTCTCTTGAGGCAACATGAGACTATAAAATTTGCTGACTGTACCAAAAGTAAGAATATTATTAAGAACCCATAGAGGAATATAACCATAATCGTTCAAATAGTGACTTATACTGGGGTCTCCGGATCGGTTCGCGATCTGTTTGTGTATATCGCTTATTAGAGCAGCAATCTTCTGACCACCGTCTTTCTGAGAGGTATCAAAATTACTGTAAATGAGATAATTTTTATGACCGTGATTTTTTGAGAACGTATAGGCTATCAGATTCTTGATGTTGGTTTCGATGATTAAAATATTCTCAAGAACATTACGGCGAAGCTGCCTGTCAAAAGCATAGAGAGCATATATTTGATCGACAGTAGCTCCCTTCACATATTTCTCTGGATCAACAAGCCTACCACAAGCGTCGCGTTCAAGGAAAAGCTCTTTATAACCATTGATCAGGTTGTAATAGCCACACCGTTGAAGATATTTCTTAGCCCGACCACAGTCATCAGGATTGGATAGATCAATACCTCTACTATCCAAAAGAGCAAGCATTTCCTTATAAGACTTAAACACTTTTTCCTTTTTGTCGGACATAGTTTTATCCTCTCCACATAAAAATAAGCAAAAAAAGACCCGGGGCCCGAAGGACACCCGAGTACGTTCCAAACATGTGACTTAGAAATTCCTTTCTAAGTGACTTGAGTATAACAAACGCACAAAAGGATGTCAACGCTATAAAATGGGGGTCATAATAATATTATGATTAACCACCCCATTGCGGATTGATAGCAGAACTATTTATCCTGATGCAATTCATTAACGAAGCCTGCAGATATAATGCCAGCCGGCATGGCGATCACTGCAATACCAAAAACAGAGGATATCATGGTAACAATCTGTCCCATTGGTGTTACCGGATAGATGTCACCATATCCGACGGTCGTAAGAGAAACCGTTGCCCAGTATATCGCCTCAAAAAAATTCTCAAAGCTCTGTGGCTCGACGTTGTAGATGATCAGAGCAGAGATGAAGATATAAACAGCAGAAATCCAGCAGACAGCGATCAGCGATTCTTTCTCGCGGTCAATGATCTTCATGATAATCTCGATGTTCCTGGAGTAACGGAATGCCTTGAATACACGGAAGATCCGGAACATCCTTATCAGGCGAACCACACGGAACAGTCGAAAAGAGCGGTTGAGAACCGTAATGCCTGGCAGGATAGAAAGAAGATCGATAATGGCCATGAAGGTAAAAGGATAAGCGATATATGCGACAGGGCCATGTTTCTGAAGTTTGAGGTCTGCGGTGAACCATCTAAGCGCATAGTCAATAATGAAAAGTGCGGTGCATGCATAGTCTAAGATTTCGAATGGACGATAAGTACCCTTGAACATCATCGGAAAGATACTGACGATGATGGTCACCATCATGACAATATCATACAGATCAGGGGTCTCTTCGGATTCAGGCGGCTCCAGTAGCCTGTAAATCCTATACTTAATTGGCCATACATGTTCATGTAGATTCGCTTCATTTTCATCCATCTTTATTCCTCCAGTCATGCATCAATTTTTGAATCTAAGAATTCTGCATCCACTTGCCTTTGCACGCCAAGAACAGCACAAACTGCTGATTTTGTATCATCAGAAGCCAGCCGATACTTGCGGACCAGAGCAGCCTCTTCCCTCGAAAGGGGGAGAAGCGAATCGGCAGTAGGAATGGGATATCTGTCTGGAGAATTTATAGTATCTGCAGATCTCTCATGTAACAGTTCTTCTCGCTGAATAGAAAAGAATGAGCAAATCTTATCAATTTTATCCATTCGAGGAGTGTTGTAACCTTTAACCCAATTATTTACTGTAGTGTTACTGACTCCAACAAACCTAGCCAGGTCAAGTTGAGTTCTACCGTGGTCATAGAGCAATCTGTTCAGGTTTTCGGAAAAAATGCTTTGTATAGTCATAGGTCAGCCCCCCCTCTCTATGTGAATATCGTAAAACATAAATTAATTTGCAGCAATACTAAATACAAAAAAGATCAACTTTAAGTGTTGACATCAAGTTTAACTTGATGTAGCATAAGCATATCGAAAAGATGTATTGACACGGAAAGGAGCAGTGGTTGGAATGATGACCACCATTAAAATTACATTAGCGGCTGCTCGAGTAAATGCTGGGCTTACACAGGCACAAGTAGCACAGAAACTTCATAAAACTAAGCAGACAATCGTTAATTGGGAAAACGGGAAAACCACAATAGATACGGCTAATTTTACGGTTTTATGCGCTATCTATGGAATCCCGGAGAGCGCTATTATTTTGCCAAACAAATCAAGTTAAAGTTGATCATAATAAACTTCAGCGATAATAGATATCTATTACACGTGATTAAGGACTTGACGGTCTTAACCAGAAGAGCACGAAGCCCAGAAGCGAAGGGAAGTGAGAGAGATGGAAATAACGAGAGCAATGGAATTGACAGAGTATCAGCCGGGGAGTGATCCAGCTGATCCGGCGGCTGTGGAGGAATAAGAAAGAACAAGGAGGGAGGAACGATGAATGAGGACATAAATAGAGAGAATCAAATGGACAGGGTAATCATAGAAATAAGCTGGAAGGTTGTACAGGAGCTCAGGAACACAAAAGGCGCATGCCTGTTAGAGCCGAATTTTATTGAGGCCATAAAAGCCATGACAGAGCTTTACTCCGCCAGACGTTAGGGAGGAAGACGAAATGATTCAGGGAAGATCACCGACAGGCGCGAAGAAAATCATTACGTCGGCTGCGCTGAAGAAGTACAGAACACAGGCCGAACTGGCAAGGGCAATCGGCATGAATCCTGGCACATTGTCTATAAAACTGGGAAAGCCGGAAACGATCACTGTAGGAGAGCTGGGAGAGATCGCGAGAGTCGCCGGGCTTACCAAGGATGAGATTGCCCAGATCGTAAGCCCTGGGATGCAGACGGAACCACAGAAGCGGGATCCGATGGATCCGAAAGTCCTTTTGTGTGAGTTGATCTGTAATCTGTCCGACAGTGTAAAGAACCGAACAGCGCATGGAGACGCGGCAGGAGCGCAGACATACTCAAGAGCAGTTGCCTTACTGACAACAGTAGGCAGGGTAATCGAGGATGAAACTTAGCGAGATGAAGATAGCGGGAATCATAGGGGGACACACATGATCTACACACTGACGATGGGAATCATCAAAACGGCTTTCGGATCGAGTGCACGGAGCTTTTCGAGGGCACTTGGGGTAAGCGCAATCTTAGATTCTCCGTATTCTTCCAAAAGCTGGTAAACAGGCTTCTCAATATCACCGTAAGTAAGACCTTTTAGGTTGGCAATGGTGAAATGAGAAATTTCTTCATAAGTCATTTTAAGCACCTCCTTTCCCTAATATTTATGCTCCGACTGGAGCCTATAAGGAAAGGATAACACGGAAAGGAAAGGACAAAAAACAATGGTCAAAATCACATTCATAGACGATGAACACGGAATAAATCAGACAATAGAAGGTCAGGCCATAATCGGTTCGATCATCGAGAACGACTCTAAATACAGTTCACTTTTGGTTGGACATAGCAGCAAGAAGCAGGCTATTCACGCCATGGGAACGACAGTAGGATGCCTTATCAAAGAAATCAGTGCCAAGGAAGAAGAACGAGCCGTTTTAGCCGGGCTTTGCGTAGCGTTCATCAACAAATATGCCGAAATACCGGTTCTTGGAACGGACGATATCATCCAAAAAAACTTTGGAGATGAAAAGGTCATGAAAATTGAGAAAAAGTTCAATGGAGTTAAGAAAACTCCCGACGATGATGCGGAGAATGGCACCGGTAAGGATAAGGACAAGAAGATCCTGTTTTAAGGAAAGGATAAATGCATGAGAGACAAAGCCATTGGCACTATATGCCGCGCGATCATCCTCTCCAATGGCCAGCGAGTAAATAAGTGCAGCAGGGAAATCGGCGAGGCGGCAGGGATTCCGGCGGGCACTTGGTACCGGAAGATCAGAAAGCCGTGGACTTTCTCTGCGGGTGAACTTGCATCGGTAATCGAGGTTACCAGGATGCCACAGGCAGACATCATCGAATTAATAAAGCTTATCGGAAATGGGGCTTAGAGAATGGAAACCACAGGCGCATAAGAGGAAAAGAGATGGCGAGATATTTTGAGAACTACGATGCACTGATCACAGCACTGCGGAAGGTAAAGCGTGCCGACGAGGTCAGAGAAATCATAAAGGATCTGGAAACCAGGAACTGCCACTTGTGGTGGATCAGACTTGCGTATGAGCGACTTCGGGAACTCGTGTAATGGAGGAGGTGTAGCAGATGAAAGTATTAGGAGCCGTCGGTGTGCTGCTGTTCTTTGTCGGGGCAGCGGCGATAGATAGCGAGGGCGTAGGACTAGCAATAGCGATTCTGATGATGGTAGCAGGCATGGCCTTGTGCACGATCTGTGGTATTGCCATGACCGAGCCGGATGACGAAATAGACAACCTTCTCAGGACGGAGGACGAGGATGAGACTTTCAAGAACTTTAAGTAAATGGGAGCCGGTCAACAAAACCGTCTACACAGATAAGCCTCCATGTCTTCGACAGACAATCGAGTATAGAAACGAGCGGTATCCCGACTGGGTGATCATGGCCAAAAAGTATGCCAAGACAAGAGCCAATGGTGAAGGTTACTGGACTATCACCGACTATATCGCAGAAGGTCCGAGTGGGGATTATACGTTCTACAAGTTAAAAGACGCCCAAGAATTTATAGAAAAATATCACAGTTTTTGAAATGGGAGATCTAACGGAAATTCGTCTTGGCAGCCACAGGACAATCCGAGTTCGCGGAACAGACATTCAGCGTTTTATCGAAATGAGTCCGGAGGTTTGCAGAGATCCGGAACAGAGAGGTTGAGAAATGATAGTCAGATGCATTTACGGCAGTGCCGTGCAGGCTGCGGCGGAGAAGGCCGGACTGAGAGACTGGTGCGATCAGCACTGCGACAAGATTGGGATTTCCAGAGGCTATGTCTGCTACGACAAGCTGACAGAGGAAGGCATCAACCCGAACGGTGAGCATAAAAAATTGAGGCAGTGACTTGGGATAGCCACTGCCTCGGGAATGCTATAAGCATCTAAAAAGATAAAAATATTATAGCATTCCTGGATAACAGAAACAAGAGGTAATCCACGAATTTTACCACACGAGCCCGGTGCAAGACCGGGTATTCAGCGAGGTAAAAGGTATTAACATCTCGACCATGACACGATCAGAGGAAGCAGGATGTACGTCCAGGAGACCATACATGCAGGGAAGACGCTGGAGATACGGAGATACTTCACCGCCAGATACGGGAAGAGGATCCCGAGGGGAGAGATCAAAGGAAAGACCTCCGAGGCAGTAGCCCGCCAGAATGCCAAAAGGCAGGAGAGGGAATTACGATGGCTGCTGAATGAAAACTTCCAGGATGGAACGGATGCACTGGTCACACTCTCTTGGGGGAAAGGGACCACGCCGCCGGAGACCTCGGAGGAGATGAAGAAGGAAGTACAGAAGTTCTTCAGACGACTTCGGAAGAAGTACCGTGAGAACGGCAAGGAACTGAAATACGTCTATACCATGGAGATCGGGCCGAAGGGCAGCAGGCACATCCACGTAGTGCTGAACGAGGCGGACAACTTCGAGCTCTGGACCACTTGGCAGGGCGGCGTGGTAGATGTGCAGCCGCTGAACTCAAACGGTCAGTATGCGAAGATCGCCAGCTACTTCGCGAAGTACTCGCAGAAGACAGAGAAGACCGAAGGGAAGAAGCTCGGGCGCCGGTACAACCCGAGTCTGAATCTCAGGAAGCCGAAGATCACGAAAAAGATCATCAAGGCAGTGAGATTCTGCAAGGAACCGAAGGAAAGAAAAGGCTACTTCATCGACAAAGAATTGTCTTCCAGCGGAGTAAACGAATTCACTGGCTTGCCGTATCTCTTTATCACGTACCAGAAGCTGCGGGATTAGAGCCGGGAGGGATCGAATGCAGACAAATATCTATCTGGTCACAAATAACCGTTCTCCCCGACAACAGGAGTGCAATTACGGCTACCTCATGGAAGCCGTAGACATGGGGAAACGCGTAGGGACGGCGCACTCATGGAAGGACTGCGAGGAAGACCACTACGGTGCTCTGCTCCTGGCGCTGACAGAGGCAGCGGGGCGCATGAAGCCGAACCGCACCGGAACGGGAAGTGTCCTGATCGTGACAGACTGCCAGCCGCTGGCGTCGGGAGTGCTGAGCCTGTACCGCTGGGAGAGGGACGGGTGGATCCGATCGAAAGGCCGGAAGGTTAAGCGGCAGAAGGAATGGAAACGCGTGGCGGATGCCCTGCGGGGCTATCAGATCGCCGCAGAGGTCAAGAGAGTGGATTTTTATATGGATCTGCTCAAGGAGGAAAGCTATGGCGGATAAAAAGGACAAGAAGGAATTGTTCCCGAGATTCGGGGAAATGGGCACTTTAGAGGAATTAAACCACGCTGCGGAAGGACTGAAGGCCGAAGGTGACATAGACAGTCTGAAAGCACTGGCCGCAGAGAACGGTATGGATTCGGAAGACGCGGAAGATTATGCGGCGGGGGACGTGAAACAGTTGGCCACACTCCGGCAGGCGGCGCTCGGCAGGATCAAAGTACAGCGGGAGAATACAGACATCCCCGCGCCGGCAGCAGATATTATCTACGAAATGGCAAGAACTATGACAGAGGACCCGGAAGTGTGCAGAAGCTTCCTGCAGAAGGGAGCGCGGATTGATAAGGTCTGGGAAAAGCTGAGAGAGACGGCCAAAGAGAATCAGAAAAACGGCGCCGGTGTTGCCTGCGGCACGGATCGGGATCTCAAGGAGATCATCATGAAGGCGGTGGCGGAATGAAGAAAAAAGACCTACTTACGTATATCCCGAATCGACTGGATAAATCACAGATCAGACTGGCCGGATCAAAGAAAGCCCCCGTTTTAGTGACAGTGCTCCCACAAGACCATGAAGTTCACTTCACATGGGGGGATGGCTATCTGACATACAACACCCAGGAAGGCACATGGAGAAGGGCCACGATCTATGACTACTGGGGTGAGGCACTGGAAAGCGATGCACCGAAAGACGAGAAGGCGAGGGATGACCTGCGGAAATTCGAGAAGCACGTACTTGGAGACCAGCGGTCATTCTACACAAATCTCTTTGACGAGATCAAGAACATCGAGTACGAGATATGGCTGAGAAAGCAAGCTAAAGCACAGCAGAGGAAAAAAGAAAGAATCCGGAAGTTCATGGAAATCGTGCCGCCGATGCCGAAACACTTTAGAGACTGGGCAGAGAAAAGGTACAGAGGCCGCGCGGACAAGTACAGCCGCATCCACAACATTTCACTCTGTCAACAGCTTCCTGATGGATGGATTGTAGAGAGGATCTTCCGTGTGGAATTCAAGAGACTCCGTGACCAGAAGGATGGGATGTCACTGACAGAGATAGTCAGAGGCTGGAGTCGGGATCTGGCAGTGTATTATTGGGACGACTGGTACTACGGAGAGCATTGGGACAAGGTTGGAGTGCACCAAAGCTGGTGGGATAAAAAGACAATTCAGGACAGAACATCGACACGGACGGACTTCTACGACGGGAATCTGGAAGATCTGGGGATAGACCGGCAGGGCCGGGAGATTATCAGTGCGATCACAGAGCCGATTGAAAGACATCAGCTTATGCGGATCGTGAACGGCACAGATGAACTCAAGGACACCACAGAGCTGTTGGCCAAGATGGGATTTTCAAAGTGCCTTGCGGAATACATTAACGCGTCCGGGCCGCTGGGGGTAGAAAGCCTGGCGGCGATACTGAAGGATCTGGGGGGACAGCAGGCAAAGCGGCTCGCCAAGCTGCATGTCAACCGTATGATGATTTCCGTCATCGATATTTTCCCGAAGGCGACAGACGAGACGCTACTTGGAATAGGCGTAGTCAAAGATGATATAGCAAAAGAATACATCATGCAGATTCTGCAGAAAGGCTTGAATGCAAATCATGTCTGGACGCTGATGCAAGGCACCAGAGAAAAGGGCATGCGTCTCCAGGATCAGCTTCGGGAATACATAGATTACCTCGATATGGCAGAGAAAAGAGGCTGCGACATCCACAGCGAGATAATTTACCGAAACAAAAGGTGGAAGCATTTCCACGACCAATATGTCGAGGAGTTGAACCGGGAGAAAGAGGAGCAGAGGACAAAGAAATTTCAGGGGATCAAGAAAGACCTGGCAAGAAACCGTAAGCTGTTTGGCTGGCAGCAGGGCGAATATTTCATTCGTCCGGCAGAGTCGGCAGATGACATTATCCGGGAAGGCAGGCTGCAGCACCATTGTGTAGGAGCGTCAGATACCTACATGTTGAGGATGACCACGAGGGAGAGCTGGATTGTTTTCCTGCGCAGGACGTCGGATCCAGACACACCGTATTACACGATTGAGGTAGACAGAGGCAGAGTCATCCAGGCATACGCAGCCTATGACCGGAAGCCGGACTGGGACACAGTGAATCAGATCCTGCGAGAGTGGATGCGTCAGGTCAAGAAGAACTTCGTAAAGATGGATGTCGAAGAACGGCAGAATGCGGCACAGAGCACAGAAAGGCCAATGCTGGAGGCAGCAGGGTAAGGAGGACACATGGAGTACATGGGAGAGGTAAGGATCAAACCACAGGAAGAGTCGGAGATGGATTACGGATCTGACATCACCATCACACCGGAGACTGCGTCATCAGAGGCGGCCACACAGATGCAGATCAAATACGGGGGATACAAGGGGTTTAAGGCAAAACTCGACTTTATCATAGGCCGGACAGCGAACGACTTCATCGAGATTGGGCAGATGCTCAAGGAAGCCAGGGACACCGACATCCTGAAAGATTCAGGCTACAGCGGGATGGGGGAGTTTGCAGAGAAGGAGTACGGTCTTCGACCGGACCAGACGTCACGCTTTATCGGGATCTACGAAAAATTCGGGACGCCGGATGGAGAGCTGAAAGCGGAGTACAGGGAGCACGGAATCACGAAGCTCTCGGAAATGCTCGCGCTGCCGGACAGTGTAGCTGCAGCGATCCCTGCGAGCCTTTCGAAAGAGGAGATCAGGACGATCAAGGACGAGGTCAAAGAGGAGCAGGCCATCACACCGCTGGAGGTGGCGATGGAGGGGCAGCAGGCGGATGAACCGCTCACAGCGATGCTGAAGGCGTACTTCCACACACGGCCGGAAGACTACAGAAAGCTTTTCGAGAAGTCGAAAGAAGCCGGAGCACAAGGGGAAATCAACGTTTTCGACGCTCTGGCTCCTTCTGGAGTGGCAGTGCTGGAGTCCAGGCCGACCGGCATGGGAAAAGTCCTTCTGACGTTCGACGGAGAGGACAAAAAGCCGAAGCTGACACAGATCAGAGAAGATACGACAGAGGAAGTCGAGTGGTTGGACCTTCAGAATGTCCTGGATGAGCTGACAGCGGGCCCGATGGGAGAATTCACAGATCAGGAGTGGCAGACACCGGAAGAAGCGTGGCAGGGATTGTACGGGGAAGAAATGCCAAAAACGCCCATTTCCCCAAATGCGGAGGGCAATTCACCGGAGAAATCCGAAGCGAAAGTAAAAATTGCGCCAGCGCAATTAGAAAATGCCGGAAAAGCTGATAATCCCCAAAGCGGAGCGGTCACAGAGGATGCCGAAAAAGAGACAGAAGAAGAGACACAGAGTAAGAACGTTCCAGCACCGGAACCGAAACCGGAAACGCCGCCGCGGGGAACACCGGAGGCAAGAGAAGCAATAGCGGTGATCAAGGACAAGATCAATGCGGTAAAGATCCAGCTCTCCGCAATCGGCCATATCCGCGCCGATGAGGAGCAGTACCTGATTCAGGACGCGATGGAGAAGTATGAGAACGCGTCGCAGGAATTGATAGATGCAGTGAATGACTTGAGCATGCTCCGGCTGAAGGAAGAGCGGGAGAACTGAGAAAGGAGACCAGGATGAACAAGGGAATCGTACCGGCAACCGGGAAGTGTCAGTATTGCGGTCAGTGGAAGACGGTCATGATCGGAGAGGATAAGGAGTATACGCAGGCAGAGCTGGATCAGATCGCCACGAGTGAGTGCGATTGCGCCGGCGCGAAGCAGGCGCAGGAAATTGAGGTGATGATCCGGAAGGGGCACAGACTTGTGAAGCATTATCTCGGGAAGACCTATCCGGAATCGGAGAGGATCATGGACGCGGCAATTGAACCGATCTTCAGAGGCACAGACGGGATCACGAAGGTAGTGATAAAGGCAGGCATCCACACGATCACGCTGCAGAAAGCGATAGAGTCTGTCGGGCTGAAAGTCCAGGAAACCAGGGAATCAAACGCCAACTCAGAAGACGAGGAAGATGTAGAGGAAGAATGAAATCAATTATCACGGGAGACACACCGGACAGGTGCTATATCTGTCGAAGAGAGATCGGAGCCGGCAGCAGGCATCTGCACCACATGATCCACGGCTCAATGCGGAATCTGGCAGAGAAATACGGCCTGACAGTGCATCTGTGTGTAGATTGCCACACAAAGTTACATGATCACGGGAAGGAAGATCTCAGACTCGAGCGGATCGCACAGGAAGCGTTCGAGAGGAAATATTCACACGGAGAGTGGATGCAGCTGTTCCGGAAAGACTTTACGGAGGAAAGCAAGATGCCCAAGAACACCGAGTACTGTGTAACGAGCTGCGGAAACACGCAGTGTGTATTGAACATGGAAAATGTTGGAACAGCCGGAATGCCGGTATATCGCAAGGATACCGGTTGGTGCGCAGGCTATCAGCCGGTCAGGAAGAAAGCAAAGAAAACGAAAGGCGGGAAGAGATGAGAATTGTGATTAGCGTATTGGCAGTACTGGGAGCGATCGACGTGATCGGAATATCAGCTTTCATACTGTTCATGCTGATAGGTGTCAAGACAGAACAAGGAACACGGGAGCAGGAAGAGGAGCGAGCAGGGGCGCCAGAGGAAAACGGGCCGAAAGACGTTTAAAGAGTCGGACAATGGGCACCGTTAACATAAAACTGAATACGGCACTGGATGTTGTACGCAAAATGTGCTGGGATTCCCACGGAAACTACTGTCACTGTTGAATACACCAAGGCGGTCTGGTGCCGCCGCCGGAAAGGAGTGTATCAATGATCATGAACAAAGATAAGAGCAAGTCATGCCTGGACTGCAGATATACAAAAGAAATTCGGATAGAGGGAGCGAAGATGCTGAAATGCGAGGTATACAGCATGATCATCCCGCGCCACGCCTGCAGCAATTGGAGGAAGGAAGACAGGAAACCGGCGAGCAGGAACGAATAGACATCATGGGGTAAGCAAAAGGCAAAGGAGAGCACGGAGATGAGCGAGGTGTATATAGCAAGCAGGAAAAGCAAATATTATCTGCCGAAGGAGGAGTATCTCACAGTCGTACATTTCTGCAGGCAGTATCCGGGGTGGGTTACAGAACTGGAGCAGATGCCGGACAGCGGAAGTGCGATCCGGTACGACAAGGTTCGCGTGCAGACCTCCGGAGACTATGATGCGAACGCAGAGCTTGCCATGCGGAGATATCAGATAGCCGGAAAAAAGAAGCTGGTAGATGACACGGCAATCGAGGCGGCAGGCATATTGTATCCGTGGCTGGTCCTTGGCGTAGGATATGGCAAGACATACCATGAGTTAGTGCAGCGGGGGATACCGTGCTGCAAGAACACATATTACGAGGTGCGGCGCAGATTCTACTACACCCTGTCAAAGAAGCTCTAAAAATAAAAAAAGGGTAATCACGGGAGAGTTTTGTGTGCTACAGTGATAACATGAGTTTGAGGACGAGGGAAACCTTGTCCTCTTTTTCGTGGAACAAACCCGCCGCAGAAGTGAGGGGGAGAGGAAAAATGCCCCGGGGGATGCAATGTAGCGAATACCCCGGGAGATATGTGGAACGCAGGCCGAAGGGGAAAGATGAAGAAAGGAACGGTCAACCCGCGATCTGCAAATGGATCGCTTCGCAGGAAGTACAGAGCGAGAATGAAGGCAGCAGGATGTGAATGTGGCATCTGCAAGGGCAGGCTCGGGCCGATACACTACGACGAACCTAGTGATGCGCAGCATCCGCTTTCCTTCGTGATTGATGAGATAAAACCAGTCAGCAGATGGAAGGAGTTTGGGTATCATTCAGCGAGAGAAGCTGCGGAAGACTGGGACAATCTGGAACCCGCGCACTACTGTTGCAATGCCGCAAAAAGCAACAAGGTCGGCAAAGAACAAGAAAGAGTAATCCCGCGCGTGCACATAAATCAAACTAGTGGAGGATGGTGACAAAGCATCTGCAGCATTGGCAGCAGGCGATCCGCTCCACGGTCGGAAGGGGTAGGGGGGATACCCCCAGGCCCCCGCCCTGGCAACCCCGCGCCGTCCAGCGCCAATATACCCCCGAGGGAATAAATCACAGGGGGGTGGTCTATTCCCTATAGGTTATTAATAAATATATATATAAATACAGGGCCGTAAAGATATGCAGAAAAATGACCTGGAATCGAGGAAAAACAGAGAACGGAATCGGCTGAAAAAGCTGCTCAAAGAGTCAGGTGCGGACGATTGCAAGATCAAGCTGCTCATGCAAGTGATCGAGAATACAGCGTGGATGTGCATCAAGCTCGAGGACGCGAGAGAGAAGATTGAAACGGCAGACGTTGCGATACCGTATAACAACGGTGGCAATCAGAAAGGCCTCCGGCAGAACCCGTTATTCCTGGGATACGAGGCACTGTGGAAAGCATATATGACAGGAATGAGTCAGATCATGGGTGCGGCAGAGATCAAAAGAGATGCAAAGAGCGTAGAGTTGAGACCGAGGACCGTGCTCTCACTGGTTAGGGCGGAGCAGAAACAGGGATGACTGGATCACAGGAACCGAGGATAAAAATCGAACCGGAGCGGAAGCGCACGGACGGAAACGATGCGGCACTCCTGATGGAGGAATACAGCGGAGAACTCGACAGGTGGCAGAGGATTGTGGTAGACAGCTGGCTCGGAACAGATCTGGCCGGGAAGTATACCGTATCAACTGCCGGGCTGTCAGTCCCCAGGCAGAATGGGAAAAACTTCTGCCTGGAAGCGAGAGAGTTCTTCGGGCTCGTGATCAAAGGGGAGAAGATACTCCACACCGCGCATCAGGTTCGAACGTCGAAGGAGAGTTTCAGACGGCTCGCGGCAATGTTCACGAACGATGCGCATCCGGAGGTAGAGGAAGAGGTTGCACAGATCAGATACACCAACGGAGAGGAAGCAATCTTTCTGAGAAATGGAGGAGAGATACGGTATACCGCACGGTCGCGTCAGTCAGCGAGAGGATTTTCGGGAATCTCGCTTGTTGTTTACGATGAGGCGCAGGAGCTGACAGATGATCAGATCGAAGCGATTACAGCGACGCTGTCAGCATCTGAGACAGGGACGAGACAGGTAATCTATACAGGAACACCGCCATATCCGGACTGTCCCGGGGTGGTATTTCGAAGATTTCGGACGGCGTGTCTATCAGACCCGGGCCCGCACGATGCATGGCATGAATGGTCTGTAGCGGCGAACTCCGTAGACGAGATAGATATCAACAACCCTGATATCTGGTTCATGACCAACCCGGCAATGGGCGACAGGCTGTCAGAGGCCTTCACAGCTGAAGAACGGAAGATGCTCAGCAAGGAGGGCTTTTGCCGCGAACGTCTCGGCTGGTGGTCTCCGATCCTGACAGAGAAGAAAGACAACGCCATTGATAAGACTGCATGGGAAGCGTGCGGATCGAACAAAAAGAAACCGGAAGGAAAGACGGCATTCGGGATCAAATTCACGCCAGACGGCGCGGAAGTGATTCTCTGCGGGGCTGTCATTTCGAAGGATGGAAAGGCCAGAATCGAAGAGATAGAGCGAAAAGCGACGAGTCATGGTATCCAGTGGTTGACGGAATGGCTGAATCAGAGATACACAAGGGCGTGCTGCGTGGTGATTGACGGCAGAAACGGTGTAGATATTCTATGTGACCGGATCCACGACACATGGAAAGCGAAGAACTCTGTAATCAGACCTACGGCACGGGATGTTATCGCCGCAGCGTCACAGCTGATCACGGAAGTGAATGAAGGCACACTCACATGGTACACGCTCCAGGATGATCTGAACGACAGTGCCGTAAGCTCCGTGAAGCGCCCGATTTCGGGCGGCTTCGGCTTTGGAGGAGACAACGCAGGGCCAATTGAGGCCGCGGCGCTTGCACTGTGGGGTTGCAGAAATTCTAAGCGAGATCCTAACCGCAAAATGATGATCGGGTAAGGAAAACACATGGTGACATTAAATTTTGGATTTGTGGAAGGTCTGCCGGATGAAGAGCAGAACAAACTGAATAATCTGGTGAAGATCTACAATTTCCACAAAACCGACAATGTGAGAAAGCGGAGATACTACAACGGCAGGATCAGTCTTGCGGAAGTCAATCTCGGGCTGGCACTGCCGAAGAACATGGCGAAGCTGAATATCGGATGCAGCTGGGGCGCAAAGACGGTTGATGTTCTCGCAGCGAGATCAATGTTCGACGGATTCGTTACGGAGGACGGAACGAACGCGGATGTAATGAATGGAATCGTGAAGCGAAACCGGCTGGTCGCGGAGTATCAGAAGGCGTGCCGGGATGAGCTGCTCTATGGAGCAACATTCGCGGCAATCTCAGGGGAACCGGAGCATGCAGTCATAAGATTCTATTCTGATCTGTGCGCCGCTGCAGCATGGAGCAACGAAAAGGGGAGAATTGATTGCGGCTTTGCCTTCCAGGACGGAAGGCAGGACGAGAGCGACCTGACATGGTCGCCGATGTATGTGAATCTCTATACCGACACAGCAACCTGGGAGCTGTCCAGAGAGTCTGGGCATTGGAAAGCGAAGGAAAACCCGCACAAGTTCGGCAGGCCGATGCTCGTGCCGATGGTATGGAACGCATCCAGCGATAAGCCGTTCGGACAGTCAAGGATTAAAGGACCGATCAGGAAACTGATACAGGGGTACGTGCGAACCCTTGCCAATGCCACGATTGGTCTCGAGTTTGCCACAAGTCCGCAGAAATATATTCTAGGGGTTACGGATGATCAGTTTGCTCAGATCACACAGAGCAAATTTGACCAGTATGTAGGATCCATCATTGCATCCACGCAGAACCCGGAGACAGGCAGCAATCCGCAATTCGGGCAGCTTCCGCAGGGGACATTGGCGCCTCATGTTGAGATGCTGCGCATCCTTGCGACGCAGTTCTCCGCAGCATCCGGCCTGACGGTAACGGATACGGGCGTGGTCAATGACTCGAATCCGACATCATCCGACGCAATTCTTGCACAGAGCCAGACACTGGTGCTCCTGGCGGAGCAGCTGAACACAGGAAACGGAGATGCCCTCTACCAGATTGCACAGATGGCGCAGGCGGTAGAACTCGGCACAACGCCGGACATGCTTCCGGAAGAGGAAAAAGGGATCATTGCACACTTCAAAAATCCGGCCATGCCGTCGGTGGCCGTAACGGCAGATGCAGCTATCAAGATCGCATCCGCACGAAGCGAGTTTGCCAGCACGGACACATTCCTTGAAATGATTGGGTTTGACCAGGCAGATGTCAGGAGAATCAAAGCGCAGGAGCAGAGGGCGAGAGGGCAGGAACTTTTGAATAACCTGACAGAAGAAACCGACGCAGGAACGGCAGGAAGTCAGACGGCAGCAGGCACAGGCTGAATGAATGAAGATAGCAGCGACGAAATGGGAAGCATATACAAGATCACTGGCCAGGATCAATGAGCAGGCGGCAAAGGAGATGGAGGCATTTATCGCCAACCATGGAACGGCTAATCGTAAGCAGATCATAGACTATGCAATGGCGCTTATAACCAAGTACAGCGAGGGTTCCTCCGAGCTGGCATGTGAGATGTACGATGCAATAGCAGAGATCCAGGGCGCGAAGGTGAAGCCGGCAGAACCGGCAGCCCCTGCGGAATATGGGGAAGTTGCGAAGGCGATCAACGGTACATTGAAACAGTCACCAGAGGGCAAGCTAATCGGCGATTCTGTTGGGAGACTGGTAAAGCGAGCAGGGGCAGACACTATGCTGCAGAACGCAAAGCGGGATCGTGCGGAATTTGCCTGGATCCCGTCGGGTGATGCATGTCCATTTTGCTCAATGATTGCATCAAGAGGATGGCAGCCCGCGACAAACGAAACGGTCAGAGGTAATCATGCGGATCATATTCACACGAACTGCAAGTGCGAGTTTGCGATCCGATTCTCGAAGGATATGGATGTGGCCGGATACGAGCCGGAGAAGCTGCGGGAAGAATGGGACGCAGCGGAAGGGGATACGCCGCGGGAGAAAATAAATAGTTGGAGAAGAAAGCTCTCTGAGAAAAACATTGAAACGGATGTAACCAAAGAATACTCAAGAAAGGCTGGTCCGGGACGAGTTGTTTTTGATACATGGTATCAGATTAGTGCCCACAGCAGCGAAATACATACGGCTCAATGGATCGCAGACACATTCGGCGGCGATATAAAATGCTTAAAAGAATCTAATGAAATTGGAATAAAAATGCCAGATTACGAGTGGAATGGAATGCTATGGGATTTGAAAACATTGTCATCAGAAAAAGCGGCAGACAGTGCCATAAGGCATGGACTCAAGCAAATCCAGAAAAAACCGGGAGGTTTTATTTTGGACTGCAATAAAGAACTGAACCAGGATGAAATAAGAAAAGTGATGGAAAACAGGATCAAAAGATCAGCAGAAAAAGGAACGAAGATAGATGTGATTATAAAAAATGTAAAGGGAGAATATAGGGTGTTTAGATATAAAAAATAGATGCGTTGCCCACCCACCAATAAAGGGCGGATGGGCGCATCTATCCTATTTCAACTGTACCACGTACCAGAAAAAAATCAAGAATTATATCAATATTACCCATTTCTCACAAACTCGGGCAGCACCAATGTGAGAAAAGGATAGCACAGCATCGGAGAAATAATCCGGTGCTTTTATTATGCCCTGATGGTCTATGCCGGTTCGACTCCGGCAGCAGGGCTTTAAGGCAACGCGAGCCTTGATCGCGGAAATCGACCACTCACAGGAGGAGAAGAAAATGGCAGAAGCACAGGCAAATGAAGGAAACCAGAAGTCATACACGCAGGAGGAAATCGACAGCATTGTCGAGGGAAGGCTTGCGCGGGAACGTCAGAAATATGCTGACTACGAGGAGCTGAAAAGTAAGGCGGCGAAATATGATGCGACGTTGTCAGATTCGCAGAAGACGCAGGATAAGCTCACGAAGCTTGAGACAGAACTCGCCGGCATGAAGAAGACGGAGAAGATCAGAAGCATTCGGGCAAAGGTTTCCAAGGATGCCGGCATACCGGAGGAACTCCTTACCGGAGAAGATGAAGACAGCTGCAAGGCGCAGGCGGAAGCAATTCTGAAATTCGCTAAAGGCAGCAAGTATCCGGGTGTGAAGGAGACAAAACACGAGACCGGGCAGCACCAGAGCGCGGGATCGGATACAACCAGTGAAGATTTTAGAGAGCTTGCCGGGCAGATGTTCGGCAGAAAGGAATAATTCATGGCAGCACTTATCACAAACGATTTTGAAATTCCGAACAACATCGCGCAGGGGATTTTCAAGAAGGCACAGGCAGGATCTGCGCTGGCACTTCTCTCCGGCGCGCGTCCTCAGAAGTTTGGGACCTCCACCAACTGGGTGCTCACTGCAGCACCGAAGGCTGAAATCGTAGGAGAAGGAGCAAAAAAGTCTCCGACACCTACGGCATATGCACCGAAGACCGTTACGCCAGTAAAACTTCAGGTGACAATGCGATTCTCCCAGGAAGTTCAGTGGGCAGACGAGGATGTACAGATCGGCGTTTTACAGGATCTGTCCGAGAATGCGGGAATTGCGCTTGGAAGAGCGCTGGATCTCATCGGCATTCACAAGATGAATCCGCTCAGCGGGGAGACATCCGAGCTCCTGAAGGAAGGAATCGGTGATACCACAAAGGCAGCAACGCTCACCGATGACAAGTATGATGTAGCGGTCGAAGCGGCAGCAGGCCTCATCATCAATGCGGGCTACACACCGACCGGAATTGCACTGGATCCGGCACTGTCCTTCGGCATTGCGACGATGCGTGATACGACAGGCAGAAGAATGTATCCGGAACTTGGATACGGCATCGGCGTCACGAATCTCGAGGGAATGAAGGCGGCAGTGTCCGACACGATTTCTGCAAAGGGTGAGGCGAAGAAAGCAACAAATCTCCTTGGTATCGTCGGTCAGTTCGACGCGTTCCGCTGGGGAGTGCAGAGAAGCGTTGGCGCTCATCTCATCGAGTTCGGTGATCCTGATGGACTCGGAGATCTGCAGAGACAGAACCAGATCGCGCTTCGCGCGGAGGTGGTCTATGGCGTCGGCATCATGGACCTCGACGCGTTTGCCAAGATCGTCAAGGCATCCGCTTAATGCGGTACATGTTAATGCGGTACATGTATCACGGGATCGTAGTGGAGTCCGGTAAACCGCTGGACTCCACCATCTTTCAGCCGGTTAAAGAGAGCCCGCCGACGGGATCTCCAACAGAACCCGAAATTGCGCCAGCGCAATTGAAAGAGACGCCGAAAGAGAAAACGGTTCGGAAAAAGAATACGGTTCGGAGGAAGTCAGATGCCAGCATACGCAACCGTCGAAGAGATAGAAAATCGGTTCAGAACACTTGATGAAGATGAAAAGGAAAGATGCGAGGCACTCCTGAAAGATGCGGCGGAAATCATAGACGCGTTCAGCGGCCAAGATGTGCCGGAAAGTACAAAGGCACTGGTATCCAGGAACATGGTTATCCGGGCGTTTGGTTCCGGAGACATTGATGTCCCGATCGGTGCGACGCAGGCCACGCAGACAGGCCTCGGGTATACGTCGAGCGTTACGTTTGGCTCCGGGCAGTCGGGAGAGCTCTATCTGTCCAAGACAGACAAAAAGCTCCTTCACATCGGCAATCATATCGGCTCTAGATCACCGGTTGAGTTTCTTTCGGGGGATGCAGATGCTTAAAGGAATCACAGTAAAACTTCACGTGAAGCAGCCGACAGGTACTGATGATTTTGGAGCACCGACATACACAGATGAGGTTGTCAGCGTTGACAATGTTCTGGTCGGGCAGCCGTCAGAATCCGATATTATCACAGGGAACCAGTTCGGCAAACACATTGCTTACACACTGGGGATACCGAAAACCGATTCCCATAGCTGGGAGGACACAGAAGTGGAATTCTGGGGGAAGAAGTTCAGAACGGTAGGAATGCCGGCACAGGGTATCGAAGAAATGGTCCCTCTCGCATGGGGCAGGAATATCATGGTGGAGCTGTATGAGTAAAGTCAAAATCAAGTTGAACAAGTCCGAGGTGCGAGGTCTCTTAAAAAGCCCGGAAATTGCGGCAAGCTGTAAAGAACAGGCGGATGCAGTGGCAGGAAGAGCAGGAGAAGGCTATTCCGTCGAGCAGAGAAATTACCCGGAAAGAACCGGGTATGTTGTCAGCGCAGAGAGCAAAGAAGCGGGCCTTGATAACATGCGGCACAACACACTATTGAAAGCGTTGGGTATATGATCGAACAACTGATTATCAATTATCTGCGGAAAAGACTCCCGGAGGAGCGAATCAGCGCGGAAGTTCCGGAGGGAATGCCGGAGCGCTTTATCACTGTCGAGAAGACCGGATCGCAGCAGCTCGGAAGAGGATTGTATGCATCAACACTTGCAGTCCAGTCCTGGGAGATGTCCAAGTTGAAGGCGGCGAAACTCAGCGATACGGTTTGCAGCATCCTCCGGGAAGCTCCAGAGTATGTTTCTGATGTTACGAGAGCAACGGGAAGTGATTACGATTTCACGGATACCACAGTTAAAAGATACCGTTATCAGGCGGTATTCACATTCACGCATTACTGAAAAGGAGGCAAAAATGCCCAGAGAAAAAAATGTAACAGTAGGAAAGCCTAAAGTAGGCGGTGCGATCTTCCGCGCACCTGTCGGATCCACATTGCCGACGGATGCAAAAAGCACGCTGGACGAGGCATTTAAGGAGATGGGCTATATTTCGGAAGATGGCCTGACGAACAGCAATTCGGTCGATTCTGACACGGTAAAGGCATGGGGCGGCGACACAGTACTGAACCTCAACAAAGGTAAGGAAGACGCCTTCAAGGGAACCTTCATCGAAGCACTGAATCCGGAAGTGCTGAAAATGGTTTATGGAGACAGAAATGTTGTCGGCGACATTGATACCGGGATTACGATCAAAGTGAACAATGACGAGTCGCAGCCGTACTCGTATGTGTTCGACATGATCCTCAAAGGCAACATTCTGAAAAGGATTGTGCTGCCCTCCGCAAAGGTCACGGAAGTAGGCGATATCACATACAGCGACGGAGATGCAGTAGGCTATGAGACCACGCTGAGCGCAGCCCCGGACAGCAACGGGACAACGCATTTTGAGTACATTTCAGCGCCTGCAGCATCTCAGACAGTGCCTGAAGGGTAAGGAGAATGAGCATGGTAAAAGGGAAAACAGAAAGCGGGTTCGAATTCGAGGTTGATGAAACCATCCTGGATGACTGGGAGCTTGTCGAAGACTTGGAACAGTGCGGCAGCAATGCATACGCTCAGATCCATGCAGCGAAACGCGTTTTTGGGGATAAATACAATGACGCAAAGGAATTCTGCCGCGACAAGGAGACCGACCGGATCAGGAGCGATAAGATGCTCTCTCTTCTGACCGAGGTGCTCGACTCACTTCACGCAAAAAACTCCTGATCCTCGTTGCCATGCTGGGAGAAGACCGGGATGCGCTGACATGTGATATGGCAGAAATCTACCATATCTTCAACATGAAGGAGCATCCCGTTTCTTTTATTGCAACGCTGGCAGCGGGGCTCAGAGAAAACTCGAGAATCCGGACAGAAATGGAGAATCGGAGACTGCCGAATACGGACAGCCTCCTGGCGCTTGTTTTTGACAAATTGAACTGGTTGTGCTGGACCAAGACAAAGGATGCACAGCACAATAAAAACATGCCGAAGTCGCTTTACACACTGCTGACGGAAGGCGACAAGGATAAGGTATCAGGTTTCGCAACGGCAGAAGAATTTGAGCAGCGGCGTAAGGAACTGCTAGGAGATTAAGATGGCAGACAAAACCATTGCACAGGCATATGTACAGATCATCCCGACGACGAAGGGAATCAGCGGCGAGCTCGCGAAGGTTATGGACAGCGAAGCTGACGCGGCGGGCAAATCTGCCGGAGGGAAGTTTTCATCCAAGTTCTCGGAATCGCTGAGCAAAGCCGGAAGCAAGATCGGCACCGCAGGCAAGGTAGCGGTCGCCGGATTGGGATTGTCGATCGCGGGGGTGGCAACGGCATCTGTAGGAGCATGGAAAGAGGTTGATGCGGCGATGGATACCATCACCGTGAAGACCGGAGCATCAGGAGACGCGCTTGCCGATATGCAGAAGCGCGCACAGGCGATCGCGACAACAATTCCCGTCAGTTTCCAGGAAGCCGGAGATGCAATTGGAGAGGTCAATACCAGATTCGGGCTCACGGGAGAAGGCCTGCAGGACCTGTCGCAGCAGTTTGTGCAGTTTGCCTCACTGAATAACACGGATATCAGCTCGTCCGTTGACGCTGTTCAGGCTGCGATGGCGGCCTTCGGGGTATCATCCAAAGATGCTGGCGACATGCTTGATACGCTGAATAAGGCAGGCCAGGACACCGGCGTAAATGTGATCAAGCTTGCCGGTGATCTTTCGGCAAATGCAGGAACGCTGAAAACATTCGGCTATAACGCATCTGATGCGACAATGCTCCTTGCGAATCTTTCCAAGAATGGTGTGGATACCGCATCGGCAATGATGGGTCTGAAAAAGGCCTATGCGGAGTCGCTGGAGAGCGGCGTGCCAATGTCAGATATGCTGTCAGACCTGGAGACACGGTTACAGAACAGCAGCACAGCGACAAAAGCATCACAGGATGCGATAGACCTGTTTGGATCAAGGGCTGCATCCTCACTAATTCCTGCCCTTCAGGACGGGCGGCTCTCATTCGACGCGCTTGGGACATCCATAGGGGATTTCTCCGGAAATATCGCGAACACCTACAACGAAACGCTGGACCCGTTGGACCAGATGACGGTCAACATGAATCTGATGAAAACGGCAGGCACAGATCTGGTCAATGCAGCAGCGCCTCTCATCACTGGTGCACTGACGGGGATCACGGGTGCTCTACAAACGGCGCTTCCCGTTTTTGAACAATTTCTTGAATCATTTTCGACAAAAGGACAGACAATCTCAACAACAGTTGCACCGATGATGAGCACGGCATTTGGAACCATCAAAGACGTGGTTTCAACATTGCAGGGGGCGTGGAGCGGACTTTCAGACTCACAGCAGCAGATGATCCTGAAGATGGCTGGCATCGGAATTGCTGCGGCGCCCGTAATTGCGATAGGCGGGAAGATAACCGGTGTGATCGGGTCAGTTGTTGGGGCCGGAAGCAAATTGATTGGAGGCATTGGTGGTTTTGTCGGGAAATTGGGTTCACTCGGCGGGGCGGCATCTAGTGCCGCGGCCCCAGTACAGTCTGCGGGAACATCAATGGGAACACTATCAAAGAATGCAGTTGGTCTTGTGGCAGCAGGTGCGGGAATTCTCCTTGCATCGGCAGGAATTGCCTTGCTTGCGAAGTCTGCAATCTCACTCGCCGGAGCTGGCCCGGGAGCGGCGACTGCAATGATCGGACTTACGGCAGCAGTCGCAGGCATGGCTGTCGGAGCGGCAGCGTTGGCACCGGCTCTCACTGCCGGCGCAGCAGGACTTGTCGCATTCGGAGCGGGAATTGCACTGATCGGCGGCGGGATTTACCTTGCCACAACCGGAGTTGCAAAGCTGGCGGGGCAACTGCCAACAATAACAACACATGGAAATGCAGCGGCAGGAGCGCTGCTCAAGATCGGCGGGGCGATGACAGCATCGGCAGCAGGGGCCGTGGCACTTGCCGGTGGATTCGCAACCATGCTGATTCCTATCGGCGGCGCAGCACTGACGCTCGGGGCGGCAGATCTAGCGCTTGTGGGACTTACTGCTACGCTGGCGGCATCAGGAGGAGCGGCGATCGTACTGGTAGGAGCCATGAAAGCCGTTGCCGCACCCGTGAAGGAAATCAGCAGAAATGCGAAAGATGCCGGAGTCTCACTGGAGCAGATGGTAACCAGCGTTAAAGTCGTTAATGCTGCCGTAGACGGCTTGAAGAGTGAGATGGGAAAGATCGGCGATGCGATAGCGGAAATGTTCGGGAAGGCTACGCCAACAGCATCAGCGGCGGCACAGACGATGATGTCGCAGACAGTGGCCCAGATCAATACCGGCATGACGACAGGATTGGCGAAATTCGGTCAGATCATGATATCAGGAATGAAGACGCTGAATGAATCGACAACATCCGGAATGATGACAATGGGATTGACGGTAAAAACTTCCCTCGCCGACACGCTGAAAATGTTCGAAACAACAGACATCGGAGAAGCCTGGTCCCGGAATCTGAACAATGCATCAGTGGAGACAAAGAGCCGGATGATGGAAATCTCGGCATCCATCCGATCTTCATTGGAGAGTATTGCGGCGATGTTCCGAAATACGAAACTGGAATTCAGCCGGAACATTCAGCTCCCGCACTTTGCAATGACAGGAAGTTTCAATGCAAAGACTGGCGCGACGCCTTCCGTCAGAGTCAACTGGTACCGGAAAGCGTATGACAATGCGTACATGCTGTCCGGAGCAACAATTTTCGGTGCGATGGACGGAAACCTTCTCGGAGGTGGAGAAGGAAGAGGCTCCGAGCTTGTAATCGGGACAGAAAAACTTGCAGAAGTCATTCGCGGGGTGATCGACAGGGAAACATCGCCGGCGGCGATGGCAGAGGCTTTCCGGCAGGCATTAGATGATATGAAAGGCGGAGGAATCAACACGGTTGTGCTCAACGTAAATGGGAAAGAGCTGGCAGAAGCAACACTGGATGACTTTACATCCGTCATTCAGAGGCGTGGAATTGCGCCGGAGGTTGTGCTGGGAGGCTGATTTTATGACAGAAAAGGGATTCACACAGGGAATCAGTATTGACGGAGAATTTTTTGATGTTCCCATACTGTCGATCGATCGGACAGGAAGCTTCCTGGATAAGTATGTGGTAACGACAGAAGATGGCACTCTGCACAGGGAGCCGATCGGCGTGTATTACAACTACGAGATGTCCTTTGGATACATGGACACGGATACACATCAGAGACTGTGGGCCAAACTCAGCGAGGCGATGGATTTCCATAAAATCTCACTTCCGGATGCACATGGGACGTATAATTTTTCGGCGTATGTGGCCAGCCTGTCAGATGAGTACAGAAAGATTTACACCGAAAAAGCGGAATTCAAAAATCTAAAGTGCAAGTTTGTCGCCAAAGAGCTTGCAAGGAAGAGGGAATGATGCCTGTAACTTACGCAAAGGCTGCCATAAATCTGGGAGACAGGATCCTGTCATGGGAAGATGATCAGATCAAAGAGGCAAAGATCACAGAAGAGATCGACGAATCACTGTCGGCTCTTCCGGCATCGGTAGTATCACTCACGATACTGGATCCCAATGACGAGTTCAATCTCGCAAACACTTCCGGCATGTGGAAGGAATTGAGGGTCAATCAGCCGGTCACGGTATCAGAATATAAGGACGGCAACCTCATTGATTTTGGGACATTCTACCTGAAAGAATGGTCCTTTGACTCCAATGAGGCAAAATTTGAGTGCCAGGATGTCATAGGACTGCTCGACAGCTTCGTTTTTCTCGATGGAAAAATCTACAGCAGCATCCGTGCAAAGGATATCGTTGACGAGATCATGTCAGCCGCCGGCATCACGGGATACAGCATAGATGCAGACATAGCCGATATCCGGCTGAGTGGACATCTCAAGATACAATCCTGCCGATCTGCCTTGCGGGAGGTATGTGCAGCTGTGGGAGCCGTCGCAGAAAGGACGCAGGAGGGGAGCATTCGGATACACACACCGATGCGGCATATCACAAGCTACATCAAGCCGGAGCGCAAGATCATGGGAAAAACAAAAGTTTCACATGATTCTTATGTATCCGGGATCAAGATATCATTTTCAGCATATGCGTATGATAACAGTGAGACAAAGGCATACACAGGAACTCTGACCAAGGGGAAACACCGGATAGAGTTCTCACAGCCGTTCGCGCCGGGCCTGACGGCATCAGGGTGCAGCATCGAAGAAGAGCATACAAACTATGCCGTTGTCAACGTAAACTCGGAGACAGAATGCATCATCACGGGCCATCAGTACAAGGCAACATCCTCCTCAATGCTCTATCAGACACAGGAAAGCAGTCAGGGAGAAAAGGGGGAGACAAAGAACTACAGCTTCTCTCTGATCAACTCTACGTTATGCGAGAGAATTGCCAGGCAGCTGCTGTCATTTTACGGACTAAGACAGAAGGTTGAACTCTCCTATTTCCCGGAGACAGAGAGGATCGGCGGCTGGGTAGGAATACAGGATGTGAAGGGATATATGTCAGCAACGCTGATCTATGAGCAGACCATAGATCTTGCCGGCGGGTATATAGCACAGGCAAAGTGCCGAGGATACAACAAAGTTATGACCGAAGCCTACTTTATGCCGGACGACATCAAGACAAAAGAGAACATTATTATCTAAGCAGGAGGCAGGAATGAGCTTTGTAAAAAGAGATTGGATCGACCGCATAAGTGAGTATCCGGGCAGAAGAAAACTAATTGATGAAGAAGGCAATGAGAAGATTTACACGGTCGAGAGGTACGAAGGGGAAATATTGGCCGAAGGTGATTCATGGTCAGCGGATAACATGAATGACCTTGAAAATCGGATCGGCGACGTGATAGACGGCTTTGCCGCATCGTTTGCGACTCAGGAGGATGCGGACACCAGCTCCATCAATTATCCGGTTGGCGCCTTCATGACGCATCTAGGATCACTGTACCGCGTGGTAGTTGCCATCAAAAGCGGCGACACGCTGGATCCGATGACCAACATTAAAAAGATAAGCGTTGGTTCTATGTTGGAACACATGAGCGCGAATGGAAAGGATTTTCTGTTCGCTTATGATCCGGATACAGAACGATACGGATACGCGATTGACGGAACATTTCACCCTTTTAGGAACCCCGCAGGCAATGCAACGCCGGCCGATGTGCGTGCGGGCAAAACGTTTTCATCGGCAGATCTGGAAAATGCCATCGGTACAATGAAACCGGAGGATGAGGTTAAGGCCGAGGCACTGGAAATCAGGGAAAATGGAACGTATGAGCCGCCGAACGGAGAATATTACAATAAAGTTATCGCTGATGTATCAGGTAGCCACCTGATCGAGAAGACCATCACTGAAAACGGCGTCTATGATCCTGCGAAGGAGTACTATGACGAGGCCAAAAAGATCATGGCAGATGGCTACTCCAGGGTGACGGTCAATGTCGCGGGGGGAGGAGGAAAGGAAACCCGCGAGATCACAGCCGTGGCACTACAGGACCTGAAAGCCGGAGAGGACGCCGCCTGCCGAATGCAAATCTCGAATTACGAGTCCATCACGGGAGCGAGTGTACTGTATGCCTATGGGAGCCACATATACGCATGGCGGCTAACTAACGATCACCGAAGCTGGATAGATCAGTATGACATATACACAGGAGGCCTTAAAAAGACAGTCGCTGACGGAAACAGAGGAAGCAAAGACACTGAAACGGGGAATCCTGCAACAAATGCGATTTTTGATGGGAAGTATATCCTTATCTGCGGCACAAAAAGCTGGTCCGTCATCGATGCGGAAACAGGAGATCTTATCGTAGATCAGCAAGCATGGGGCGATATCACACTCCATGGAAATTCGTATTATGGCACGAACAACCTCAAGACGGCAAATCCTGTTTTACCGAAGCAGTACGACAGGATCATCGCCGGAACCGGGGATAATGATAACTTCCTTGTATTCGATATAACTGCGAAGAGCGTTACACCGCTGGCACTTAAGGGCTATACACAGCCTTTCACATACACGGACAATTCATTCGTGGCGCTAAGCTATGATGACCGTTATCAGGCTCCAGGTTTTTGCAAACCAACAGGGATAGCCGTCTTTGATTTCTCCGGCAATGCCACAAAACGATTCTCGCTGTCGGACACCATGATTGCAAAAGATGGGTTTTATGGCGTGGGCAATACTTACTACTGCTACAATCAGAGACTCTACTGGCGGGGGAGAGCCGGGACGGATTACAACAAATCCATTTTGATATGGGACCTCGAAAACCTATCGGATGGAGCGACACTGGACGCCGGGAATGCCACGATTGTTGATGTCGGGATAGATCTTAATGTCACGGCAATAGACTCATCCAATGACAGAAACAGCGATGGGGGAAATGATTTTTATCTGTCACAGGATAAAAAGAAGCTCATATCCAGCTGTAAAAATGGAACGTATTATATCGACATTGACACGAATACGGCTCATACCATCAGCACTACGAATATCGCAGGAGCAAAGATCGGATTTACCGATGCATTCCTTTGCAATGGCGCGCTTTATGACTATGACGGCAAGACACTACCGAATATAAAAAGGTATGTAGCACGAGCTGCACAGTCGTATAACCAGCACCCGGACTCGTGGGCGCTGGGGTTCATGAAGGAAGATGTAGCGGCCGGAACAGCCGGAAAGATAGGTGTCATATTCGACAGCATCCGGCAGATATATGACTTTGATTTCACAAAGTCGCTCAACGATACGATCAGCGGGGTGAAGGCTGCGCTTTGCAATGGTGCCACCCAGGACGGGGAAGGGATCCATATCGCGCATGCAAAGGAGTATGCAGAGCTCTTTCGAATACCGGCGTTCCCGTGCTTCTTCGAGGTAGAGTTCGGGGATTTTAATGCGATATCGAATGAGTCGGATGGAACAGTCTTTTACAGCGCTGGCGGCCTCTGGCATATTCCTTCACTGCGCACCGGCAAAGCAGGCTGGTGGGAATACTGCGATGGCTGGCATGGACCACTGAATGTAGGAGAATCGGCAGATGTATTTCAAAATGCCAGCCTGCTGGCAGCGATATCAGAGAGCAAGGAGCTTGACATATACGTCAAAATCCAGGACACCTATAAGCTGGCTTTACATCGTCAGAGTATGACAGCAGGCGTATGTGACAGTCTCATCCAGATCGGCAGAAATGACGTCTACGGCGCTTACGGGATGACACTGAAATCTTGCAAGGTGTGGCAGGGCGAATTTGAGGATTACAACTTTACCGAGAAACTGGTGTGATCAAGAGGAGCTTCGGCTCCTCTTTTTAGTGAGAGGAGAGCATCTTGACGGACGACAGCATTACGAGAAGAGAGTATGAGGAGCACTGCAAAAGGATCGATGACGAGCAGAACCGCCAGAACCACAGGCTGACATCACTTGAAAATGGACAGAAGGTCTTGTCGGAGCTGACGATCAGTATAAAAGTTTTGGCCGTCAACATGGAAGGGATGGCCAAAGAGCAGACCGAGCAGGGGGAGAGGCTGAAAGCAATTGAGGACATCCCCGGAAAACGATGGGGTGATGTCGTAAAAACAGTCATCACTGTCCTGGTGTCGGCGGTTGTGGGCTTCGGTCTCTCAAAAGTAGGGCTGTAAGATGAAAAAACTGGATATGTATATCGTGCTGGCAATGCTTTACATCACAGGATGGAGCATTGCCTTTTTTATAGCCTGGATCAGGCTCGGTGTAGAGCCGTCCACGCTGGAGGGATGCATCCTCACCCCAGGTGTGGTGGAGCTGGTCTGCGGGGCCTGGATCAAATCCGGGAGGCAGAAAGCCGAACGGGAACGGTCACGAGACGCCCCGGAACCGGATGACGAACTCGAAATCTATGACATTGATGATGGAGGTTTAGATGATGAGTAATGCTGTTTTTGAGATCGTAAGGCTTTTAGTGATGCTATGTGCAGCACTTGTGGCTGCCTTTGTGATCCCCTGGATCAGGGCAAGAATGAGTAAGGACACACTTGAAACCGTGGAGGAGTGGGTAGAGGCGGCCGTCCTTATGGCCCAGCAGACCATGTGGGACAAGGACGGGGCAGATCGAAAAAAGTTTGTCCTGGACTATATTTCGAGGTTTTGCAATGGCCACGGGATCTCGTTGACCGCGGAGCAGGTCGACATCCTGATCGAATCGGCTGTAAAAGAGATGAAACTGGGGGGTAGGGAGAAGGCATGACGACGATAGAAAAGGCCGTCCTATGGATGGAAAGCCACGCGAATGACAACGCCCACGGGTATGACCAGATGTACCGATGGGGAGAAAAGGGAGACTATGACTGCTCATCGGCAGTGATTACAGCATGGCAGAGTGCAGGGGTCCCGGTAAAGAGCAGGGGTGCGACCTATACAGGGAATATGCTCAATATCTTTAAAAAATGCGGCTTTAAAGTCATCACAAGCCGTGTGAACCGGCTGACCGGGGCCGGGCTAAAGCGGGGAGATGTGCTTCTCAACACGGCCCATCACACGGCTATGTACTGTGGGGATGGAAAGGAAGTGGAGGCATCCATCAATGAAAAAGGCAAGGCCACAGGCGGGGCGCCTGGGGACCAGACAGGACATGAATTTTTAATCAGGTCGTACCGTAATTACCCATGGACACACGTCCTAAGATATGCAGAGAATGATCCGGTACTCCGTAAAGGCTCTGCGGGGGATGCGGTAAAGGCAATACAGGCGATGCTGATCTTTTGCGGGTACCCATGTGGAAGGGCCGGGGCAGATGGGGACTTCGGTCCGGACACATACAATGCCCTCACAGCCTTCCAAAGGGCAAAGGGGCTGATTGTAGACGGAGAGTACGGATCACAGTCAAAAGCGGCTCTGATCGAGGCATACAAGGAAAGGAAGTCCATCGACAAGGTTGCACGAGAGGTAATCCGCGGAAAGTGGGGGAACGGCGACGTAAGGACAGCAGCCATCAGGAAGGCTGGGTATGATCCTGCGCAGGTACAGCAAAGGGTAAATGAGCTTTTAATATCATCAACAGCCTTACGGTTGATAAGGTGTTAGAGTGTGGATGGATTGCCACGGCTTAAGTGGTAAAGAACTAAAACACAAGGGAGGGTTTTTCCTCCCTTCCTTTACGGTAAGATGCGTCAGAAGCAGAGGAAAATTGAGATTGGAGAGATCTATGGATCCCTTAAGGTGATCGGGATCTTCCAGGACAAGCCCAGGAAATACACCGTCCAGTGCCTGCGCTGCGGGAAGACCTACACCACAAGCGGCCAGAACCTTTTGAAGTACAGCAGTGGCTGCCCCGATTGCCGTGCCAGGGACACGATCGTCGATCGATACAAACCGTATACCGGCAAGCGCTTCGGCTATCTCGAGGTTCTTGGCTTCGCTGGGCAGGGCGTCCGCGGGGCAGCCCTTGCGAGGTGCCTGTGTCACAAATGCGGGCGAGAGATCGTAACCACGTACAGCCGTTTGCTATACTCTGGCATAAAGACGTGTGCACAGTGTGCCAAGGAAAACCTTTATGCCGGGCTAGACATACATAAAAAGCTCATAACCGGGGGCACGGATGTGGCCGCCATCCACAATCGAAAAACTAACTCAAATTCGACCACGGGGCACAAGGGCGTTTCAAAGATGAAATCCGGAAGGTACCGGGCTTACATCTACTTCCGGAGGCACCAATATCACCTTGGAAGCTATGACGAGATTGAGGATGCAATCGAGGCAAGGAAAGAGGCAGAAAAGAAAGTGTTTGGTGGCTTTCTGGAGTGGTACAAGGCAAGCCATCCCGACGAGTGGAAGAGATACATAGGATCAAGAGATAAATAA